ACTGGCGACATCTTCTGAATTGCCATCTCACCAATCTACATTATAAGCACCTTGCAATTTAAATGCTACAAAATTACTGTCGTGGTCTTGAACATAAGTTAATATTTGGATCTCTTGGTCGGTTGTCGTTAGTTCGTCTAAGTCTAGCCATTCGCTCGGTCTCGTCCAGCCACCACCACCACCGCCTCATCATTCATAAGTCCCAGTTATCCCAAAAATGTCTGTATCTTTTTTAATATTGCCTGCTACCAAATTACTATCAATTTTATTTCCAACCTGTCCCATATTGTTTTTATTTTAAAAGATAGTAAGTGAATGAAACTGTTTCTGCTACGGTAGATGTAATTGTGAGACTACCAGCACTAGTAACTACTTGGTTGTTTCCCATTCCAAGCACTTGCACTATCAATATAACTATCTTCAATCGCTTCACCTTGCCAAACTCCACTATAAGTCCCTGTACCTATATCTAAATTATCATTATCAATTAAAGGTTTAATCGTGTTGGTATCACTGTTTCTTCCGAACGGTGAACTGTCACTTGAACTTGGAACTTTTGTGTCAATATTCCATTTTGCCCCTAGTTTAGATGTTACTGCGTCTCTTTCGTCTGCTGTTAGGGTATCTGAGAAAGCCCATACTTCCCCTATTTCTCCCACGAAGTCAGCACCAACCAAATCACTCGCTCCAATTAAAAGGTCTGCTGTTCCTGATGGTATTGTTGCTACATCATAACTTGAAGTTCCCATTAAGAACCCATTTTTATATGCTGTTGCTCCTTCTCAAGGCACCCGTTCTATTTGCAATATTTGCCACTCGCCATAATTAGAAGAGTAGTTTATTGTTGCTTCGTCCCCACTGGCGTCTAAATTACTATAAATTGTTACATTACTTGTATACATTCTCCATTCTCTTTGTGGTGTAGCATCATAATATTTTGACATTATCGCATCGTTTGAGTTATCGGCTTTAACGACTGTAATAATCGTCATTCATCTACCTGCTGTATTGCTATGAATATCGTTATCCCCAAAACTAAGAGGAGTATTATTAGTATCCCATTGTGCTGTATTTAATCCGTTTTGTGATGCTGTAAGATAATTAACGCCTGTATCTACTGACGGTGTTCCGTTCCAACTATTAACACTATCTACTACTTGTGTAATATGACTACTTCCATCTACTGTTACTGAACTCGCATCGCTAAAATCAATATGGAAACTCTTGTTAGCGATACTATCAATATCAATATTAAAGCTCGTATTATGTGAAGCTATAATAATCCCCTCGCCTCCTACTCTTTCAAGAATAATATATCCTCAAGGATAAATAACTCTTTCTTCGGTAGAACCTCCCCAAGTTGCACCATTAGGATCTAAAATAAAGTTTTTAGTTGTTCCTGCATTTACAAAAGTTTTAGTTGCTCCACTCGGTATCCCTGCAAAATATGTAGGATTAAGTGTAGCTTTTATATCTATGGTTGATGAATTTGCACTTAATATACCGAACTCCCAGCTTTCAGTTTCGTCATAATCAGCTGTTATATTTATTAGTTTTTTAATAATATTACCGCTCATCTGTAAATCTCCATGACTAGGACTGTTCACATAAGAATAAGTTCCGTCTCCCACTATATTATCCACCGCTACTATATCATCAAAATGAGAATAAACTGTTTCTGTTGCGTTTATGCTTGCGATATAGTTTTTCTCAAATCCTGTTACTTCAATTCTATTACCTGTTGAGTGGATATGCCCACTTGCACTACCTGCCATATGATAACACTGTCAGTAAGAACCTGCTATTCCGCTTGGTGTACTAATTAGCATCTTACTTCCCATCACTTCTAATTCTCCACTACCATCAAAATGAGCAAAATCTAAATGCCCTGCATAAGAAGCTGCCCCTGCAGTTATCGTACTGTCAAAATCTCTAATTAAACTTTTTCCAGTTGAGCCATAATCGACAAAATGTATATGGTCGCTTGATGCCGTTGAGGCTGTGTCCATACTCCCAAACCCTTGTAGTATATTGAATGTTGCTCCACCGCTAGTAGATATAAAGTTAGTAGTTCCGCCTGATGTTCCTGTCCCATCGAAGTCAAATCTACACCCAATAAAGACTGAAACCCCAGTCTGTAAATCAATTATCTTTTCGGTATGCCCATTACTCGTATTATAATCAAAAACAATTTCCGTGAATGAACACATCGTACCGTCTGAATATATCAAGTTAGATGCATTCGCTCCTGTTACTGTTGATTTTAGTTTTAAGTTTTACTTCCCATATTACCCACTCACTCAATATTAGTTGTCGCTCCTGTTTTAGTTGTAATGTTTTCAGAATAAGTTCAAGGGTAAACTAAAATATAATCACCACTTGTACTTGCATTCATGGCCGCTTGAATTGTTGTGTAATCTCCACCACTCTTCGCTACTGTAATTGTATTCGCATAAGGCGTCGCAAAATTACCTGCAATCGCTAGGTTGTTTATTTCAGAAACATTATTGCTGTCATCTACTAATATACCAGAATTCTGTATTAGCCTCCCAGTCGCTAAATCAAATCTAGCTAGTGCATTATCCGTTGAGGAAGATGGTCAAACGACATCGCCTGTTCCACTAGCTCCACTATCCACCCACGCTGTTGTGTCAGTGTCCCATATCCAAACAGTGTCAGTTTCTCCGACAATAGCAAAACTCCCTGCCTCTGCTGTAGGGTATGCAGTATTAAGTGCCGATTCTGTAGCATAATATCCTAGAAAGTTTGAGTTCTCTCAACCACTAGGGCTTATTGGTTTTTGTATCATATTTTCAAAAAAATTAAGTTACTATAAATCTTACATCGACATTATCAGCACCATCAGCAATAAGGCTAAAGTTTTTTATTTGACTATATTTAATCTCCACCTCGTTTCCGTTGCTTATCTTATAACCTCCTGCTACTGTGGCGACAGCCCCATTTTCTAAGTATAAATCCTGCTCTCCTATTACTTGAATAGTTAAGACATACTGATACTCATTAAAATCTTTTTGGTCTGTTAGGGTACTAAAAGACTCCCCTAGTATTTCTGGTAATGTTTGGCTAGTAGTTGTTACTGTAGCTTTCATTTTAAACTAAATTAAGATTTACTTATTTTTAACCTCTTCTTTTAAAGAATCAAGATCGTCACTTTTTTCTTCAACCTCTTCGGATACTTTTTTTACATTATCTTTTTCCTTGTCTATCTTCTCATTGACTTGTTTTTCTTCTTTCTCTTGTTTTTCTTTATGTTTTTTATCTAAAACAGCTTGTTTTTCAGCCTGTTTTTTCTTTTTATCAGCTTCCCCTTCCGCTATCTTTTTATTTTGTTCTTTCCCCTTCTCTTTCATTTTTCTTTCTTTCTCCTCTCTCTCTTTTGTGTCGATGACTAACTCAAAGCCACTTCTTAAATAAAAATCAACATTATTAGAATTAATGTTTACAATTTTACCATGTTTAATCCCGTTAAAAGTTCTCTTTCTAACATTAACTAATTTTACTGTTTTTACCATATTTATTTTTTTAAAAAAATTATTATAAAAATGGGAGAGCGAATGCCCTCCCGATATTTAATCTGATCTTACTCTTCCAATACTTTTACATTTTTCATAAGACAAGTCATGTCTGGTTTCTCAACTTGGAAGTCTGCTCTCATTGTTATAATAAAATCAGTTCTAGTTAAGCTAGCTTTGCGTTCTGGCTCAAACCTAACATCTCTTTGGATCCCATAAATAAAGTTTTTATCAGGAGTTAAAAGAACATCTGCACCATCACTTATAGTCTCAACTATTTTATTCTCTGTCGCCTCTGTATGAGTAAACGCCCAAGGAAGAGCGTCATCTATCTCTAAATGCGTTCCATCAGTTACAGTATCGATTGTAGTTGTGAATTCTTTATCTTCACCTAAAGCTAAGGTAATCTCATCACCTGCAGTAGCACCAGTAGTATCAGTAGTTGTTAAAGTTGTTGCTCATTTCGCTGGACTAGCAGAAAGAGTATCAGTGAATCCAGACGCTACAGTAACTGGTCTATCAGTTTTTAAAAGGTTTGCTTTAGTGAAAGAAATACCGAAAGCACCTGTTTTGTTAACTGTATTTGCAGTAGCCTCATATTTATTCTCGTAGTCAATAGTTAGATCATCTGGTAAATACCATTTATTTGACAAACTTCTAAATTTTGTTGGAATACTTTTTCTAGCCACCGATAATTTCCCTTTATCAATATAACGATCAGTAAATTTACTAGTATCGCTTACATCCACAACATTTCCTTCCTCTTCGACTCTTTTCAAGAATCCATCAAATAATTGCATTAAGCTAGTAGGGTTCGCAACCTTTCTACTATAAAGAGAAACTTTTTCTAACTGATTAGCAATTTTTTTAGCAACCATTCTCATCAAATGATCTTCAAAAGCCTCCCCCTCAATATTATCCTCCAACTCATCATCGTAGATTTTAATTCTACCAATACATTTTTGAGTAGTTAAAGTTATAAGATCTGGAGTACCCTCTACATCGTTAGCGTCTAACGGTTCATCTCCTCTCGTTTGTGGGAATAGAATATCATCAGTGATTGCGATTCTAGCAATATCTTTAGTAGGAGTATTCATTCTCACTACCCTAGATGATTTTAAGATTACACTCTCATCTACCACATAATCAAGAAATCTGTCCGCTTGCTCTAAATTTAAAGTTACAAGCTTGCTTGTTTCTCCACCACTGAAAACCTTTGCAATTTTCTGCTCAATAGTTAATTTTTTAGACATAATTTTTTTCGATAAAATATATAATTAGTTTAATTTGCTTACCCTCTAACTATTAGTTTTCCCCTTTTTCTAGGAATACTCCAGAAAAAATAGATCCTTTACTTTTTTCAACTGGCTCTTTCCCTTGAGTCGATATACCCTCTGCTTTTTCGATTTTGTCTAATCTATCAGTAACATCTTTAGAATCTTTGGTCATTTGCCCTTTTATTTCGTTAAACTGCTTGATTAAATCCGTAATCGTATCAGCAGAAATATCTAGGTTTACCCATTTATTAATTTCTTCGACTGCTTTTTGTAATTTTTCTTTTTCCTCTTCCTCTTTTTTTAATTTAGCTTTTTCAATTTCCTCTTCTTTTTTCTTTTCCCCTTTCTCTTCTTGCTTTTCAATACTAGTCGACATCTCTTTAATTAAAGCTTGAATCTCTTCCTGCTTTTCGATAGCCTCCTCGAACTTTTCCTCTTTCTGCAACTCGACAACTTGACTTTCAAGGTTAGCCAGTTTTTTTAGGCTTTTTTTCATAAAAAAATAAGTAATGAATTAATAAATCATACTAGACTATAAAACCATCTTTATTTTTTCGCAAGGTCTTTTTTGATTATTGCATAATCACAAGATATTTTTTCTAACCTTTCAATCGCTTTTTTTGATAGCTTTTTATTTTTAGCCACCTTGAAAATAGCAAATTTGTTTTCAGCCATTTCTACCGCTGGCTTTTTCCCTCTTGTTATTAAAGATATTTTATCAACAACAACATCTTTTATATTTCTAGTCATTTTCTTTAAAAATTTAAACATATAAAAATATTAGGATATAAACTAAGGACCAGACCGAAACCCCTCAATAGAAATACCAACAAAATCTCCGTTCTTAACGCTTTGGTATGTTTCGTCATCGAACCTAATACCAATAACCCAAGACCCTTTGGCTATTACTTCATCTCACACTGGGATATCAACTGGAGCTATAAAACTTTCAACAAATTCTGCTGTCTCCAATTCCGTGTCATCCTCGTGATCAACATTCACATCTTTCTCTGATAAATTTAAAACAAAATCGTGTGCTGTTTTTGTAATTTCATTTTCTGAGATCACATCTCAATTCCTGTCCTCCTCATCTGGAGTTAGAGCAACAAATAAAACAGTATTAAATCAGTCATCTTCCTTAATTATTCGCATTTTTTTATCATTTTTAGCTACTTTTCCTTTTTTCATACCTTAAAAATAAAGAATTATTAATATTTAGCGTTCTTTGGCTTCCTTATACCCGCCCCAAAACCCAATGACAAATGCTAAGGCGGAATCAATTAAGAGCCAGTATATGGCTGTTTTTATGTCCATTTTTTTTATTCATTAGGATTAAAAAGTCTGTAAGTTATATTACAACGACATCAGGGAAACCTAGGTGGCTTTTCGTCTCAACTCTGAAATAGTTGGTCGTGTTCTATCCAACCCTGATTGTCATTAGCTAGACAATTCGCAGTTGTAACATCATCACGGTGCGAGATCCAATTTTTCCACCCTGTTTGACCAAATTCTTTTTTGTATTCCTTAAATTGTGCGTCTTTCCCCTCGATGTATGCCGTCCCTATTTCATTGCTAGCTATCAATCTTGAACGATAAGCAGAAAACGCATAATCACCTCTTAACTCCTTAGCGAGTTTATTGTATCCCCATCACTTTTCTACTCCGTTAGATATTAGATTATTGATTCTTTTTCTTGAATACTCATCTATTCTAGTAATTAGTTCTCAGGCGTGTTCTTCTGCATAAACCAACGACTCCGCTGGATCTAATCCAAAAAGAGCCTCTGTCGTTACCTCTGCACTCATTATTTTTGACATTTGTATTATTCAAATTCAATATCACTTAGCAAACATTGTAATCATTTCTGTGATATCTTCCTCATCAAGATCTATCTCAAAAAGTTTTGTTATTTTTTCCACAAATTGAGATTGATCGATAAGTGAATCATTTAATTTAACTTCCGGGTCTTTTTCTAAATAATCCAAAACCTCGTTATATCTTTTCTCGAAAATTTTCTGAATAATTTTTATGTATTTTTCTTGTAATTCTATGAGATCACCCCCCCCCAAATCAAAAAGCTTTTTTTCTACCTTTTCAATTCTTTTCTTATAGATTTTTTTTAATATCATTTTCTACCTCGTTTATTTTTTTGATAAAAATACTCGCTTCTTTTTTCTCCAAAATATCACTAAACGGATTATTATTAGATTTTAATTCATCTCCGCCCTCTATTGTAGATAATCAAATCTTATCTCTTGCCTCGTTAGGTGTCATTATACCATTTTTTACGTAGCCAGTGGTTACTTCCATTTGCTCCTTATCATCCTTTGTATCCACCGACACAAATTTTAAGTCATCTATATCTTGCGAATAATCATCGCTATAAATTATTTTTAAATCTTGTAAAATTTCATCTTGGAAAGGCACTACTGTATCTTTATTGAAAACCTCCAAACTTACCTGACTTGCCGACCTATTACTATTTAGGCTGTCGACTATATCGAAAGGGATATTTAGAGCTAAAGCCACGGCTTTTAACAACACCTCCCTATATTTTATAAAAGCATTAGCATCTATATCGTGTTCTAGGTCCATCTGCCCAACCTCTTCATCCATAACAACTGAACCGAAAGCCTTGTCAATCCCATTTACTTTGTCTTCAATAAAAGATGTTATTTTTTCATAATCATCATCAGAAAATCAGTCTTCTGATTTTGAAAATATTATTTTATTTTTGATCATCCCATTATCGAAAGCGTTCGTATAATATTGATCTATCTTCTCCAATAAAAGAACTTGATCGATTACAGACCTAAAAAAACTTTCTCCAAAATATTTAGTTTTTAAGCTTGTATTCTTAAAATGGTAAAGTTCATTGATATTTGGATTAAATCAACACCCATCCCCTGTATTCCTTAATTCAATACTAGAGGCTCCCGACTTCTCCCATTGTTTTATTTTGGCTGGTCTATCCTCTTGCGAGGTAAATTGATTATAAAATACTTTTTGAGTTCATAACCTCTGGACATATCCGTCCATATCATCCATCCTCTCCATTCAGTCGTTCAAAAATGGAACTAGCCTTATAACTTCAAGTTTTTTGTTTCTGATAACTTCAAAAAATGAATTTCAAGCATTTATTCTGTTTCTATATAAAAAAGTCTGATCTATCTTATTTAGTTTTCACAATAAATCATCATTATCTGACACAAAACCACTAGCAGTAGATTTAGCTATTTTATCCGTCAACCCACCTACTACATAACTTCAATAATAAAGATCAATCAAAGTACTAAACGCTATCTCTGGGACTCTCGTTCAAGTAGCGGTATATTTATCATCTTTAATTTGTGTAGATTTTTCTCATTCTACCTGCTTACGAATAACAGTTACCTTTTTCCTGTTTTGTGCGTCTTTAGTTATCTTCTTTTTTTTACTCATTATTTTTACATTAAATAAATAATTCTAAAATTACTTTAATTCACTTTAATGATTTTCGCAAGGTCTTTTCTCCTTTTCTATATTTGAAATCATTAGTCAAAGTTCCTTCATTATAGCTATATATTTTTTTGATAATTCCATCTCTTTTTTTGAGAATTTTAAATACTCCATTAAATTAGTCATTGTCCGACCGCTGTAAGATGGTAAAGAATCTCAACTTTCTAGCCTCACTAGTGTTCTTTTTTTTACTTTTATTTCCCTTGCTAATTCTCCTATCATTATATTGGCGTCAATTCTTTTTCCCCTAATAAAAGAACCAAATAAGCTAGGAGTTTTTGGGTACCATTTTTTTATATTTTCATTGTAAAAATCGTCATGCTCTATCCCAAAAAAATCATAGAGAATGTCGAGTGTGTTTTTTGTATACTTTCTTTTTTTATTTTCAAAAAAAGAAATAAGAACGCTCATAGATAATCCAGTTTCCTTTGATAATAATCAAAAATCTCATTTCTCCGCCAGATATTGTTTAATCCTTTTTTTCAGCATTTAAAAAATGTTAAAAGTTAATTATTTTTTACTAATTCTTTTTGCCTTTCTTTTCCTTTTTTTCTTATCTGACATATCCTGTGCTTTTTTAAGAGCCATAACGAATGCGTCCATTTCATCATCGTGTTCAACCTCTGGAAAGTTTGTTAATTGCTCTATTAATTTTTCTTGTTGGTCTGGCAAAAAATAAACATCTCATACCTCTATTTGTCAAGCCACACCCAATAACCTAGTCATCTTGTCTTTGTGGTTCCGAACTCATTTAATTGGTAGCCCTTTAGCTTTTAAATCATCTGTAAGCTTCACTTCAATATTGTCCTCTTTTATCACAATATCTGGCTGAAAGTGATCGTTTAAATAAATAATAAACTCCTCTAGTTTCCTCGGTTTTAGTTTCACACCTCTAGAATAAATTACATATTTTTTATGGTCTTTGACTCATAATAAGACCAAACCAGTAAAATCATTTTTTTGCTTAATTCAAACAGCTGGGTCAACGGATAATATTTTATAGTCAAATTCAATCGGAGGTAAATAAGATTTAATCCAATGTTCTTCGACAACGCTATTTTCTTTATTCAGTGGAATATTTCTAAACTCCTGATTAAATAAAACAGATCAAAGACCTTTCTCTCTTATTGTTTTCCCATCCAATGGATTAGTAAAGATTTTCCCATCTCTCCTTTCAATTAAACTTTCTTTACTCCACATGCCTTTCCACAAAATATTCCCGAAATTCTTGTCGCACGCTTGATACTCTATTGTCAACCGTCTTCTCTTATCCCTTAAATATTTAACAAAGCATAGATTCCCAACAATAGTTCAAAGAACGACCATTCTTCATCAAGGCAACAAAACATTATACAATGAAGTGAAAGCCCACTGATTAAATTTTCTAACAATAGCTGGATTTTCTACATCTTTGTTTTCCTGTGGGTCATCAAATAAGATCTCTCTAGGTCTCGCCCCTCTGACTGGATTCCCTTTTGTTAAGGTCTCAAGGAAACATCAATTTAATAATTCTAACTGCTGACTCTGCCAAACATTCAGTCTTTTATCTTTAATATCATCAGAATTTTTTGGCGATAAATTTCAGAAAATGTGGTTTATTGGAGCGTTCACTTCTAACTCTCTTCTTACTCTTCAAATCCCCTTTTTTCCCAATCATTCACTAGCTACATAAATAATAGACCATCAAGGGAAATATAAGATCCTCCGCAATATATAAATTAAAATAATTGTTGTCTTCCCATGACCCCTAGCAATTATTATATTAAAATTTACCATATCTCAAGACAGTAGCAACTTCCATATATCTAAATGGAAACTTGCACTATCAATATATTCACCAGTTTCTTTATCTTTTTTCATTTCCAAGCAAAAATAATCTGAAAAGAACTCAATATCATAAAATCAACGCCAGTATACATATTGATCAAAAACTTCTGAATTGTCTTTAAAATCTTTTTCTATTTTTTTTAATTTATTAACTTCCGTCTTCGTTAGCTTTTGGTATTGTCTTATCATTCTTTTAAAATTAAGATTTATTTCTTTTTTTAGCCTCTTCGACCTCTTTTAAAAATGCTCTGGCTGGGTTTATTCAAAGGGGTGATCAGTCTGGTCAATATATTTCTTTTATTTCAGGTGTTGATCATAATACCCTTGCTACTAATTTGTAAAATCAATCAAACCCGTTTTTTTTGTTTAGCATTCATTTTAGTAGAATTTTTATAACAATCGGAATGCCTTTGTCCTTTGTTATGTTTTTTACTTCTATATCTGTTAATTGGAATAAATTTAAAATCAACTCGTTTAGTTGCCAGTTTTTTATTTGTTCTATTCCACTTATTTCCAACTCTTTATTTATATCTGTTATTAGTTTGCGTGGTCTTCATTTCGGATTCCCACTTTCTCATTTTTGCCACTGATTTATTTTTCAGCCATTTCGTCAAGGTACTAGTTTTCACATAATTAAACTTTGTTTTTACTTTGTAAATTTATTTTTTGAAAATAACTGTAAATAAATCTGATAAGATAGTTGCGCCATCATCACTGGTGGAACCGACATTCAAATTAAATATCCTGGTTGAATTTTAAGAAAATTATAGTCTAGTGGAAACGACCCTAATAATAATAATTCATTTTGGGTAAGTACTCTTCTTTGGTCTGGATTATAAATATCAATATTGCACTTAGCAGTTAATGTATTTGCTACTTTTTCATTAGCTAATTTCATCCTTGAAAAAAAGCTTTTTGTAGGATGTACTGTCGCTATGTTACTACCTGGTTTACATAAATCATAATATTTATGAGATGCTCTCCCAATATCTTTAAATATTTTTATAACTCATTCATTTATATCTCTAAACAAAATAGGCTTCTCATTAAACTCTAACTCCAACTTTGGAAAGTTTAAATCTTTTCTCTTACAAACAAAAAAAACTCTTTCTCTTTTTTGTGGTAATCACATTGACGCTCCATTTAATAAAAACAATTGCACATCATATCAAATCCTGTTTAATTCTCTAACTACTTTTTGAGTATACATTTTAGCATTTCACGCCAACATTCATTTTACATTTTCAGCTATTGCAATCTTTGGTTTTAATTTATCAACTAATTTTATCCAATCAAAAAACAAATCTGATAAAACCTGTTTTGCTTGTCATTCTTTAAACCTTTTTTCTTTTTTCCAAACCTTTTCTCTACTACCGGACATACTAAAAGTTGAACACGGTGGACTTCCATCTAATATATCTAAATTATATAATTCTTCTGGTAATTCTTTTTCTAATAACTCTCAAATAGGACAAAGAAAGAAATATTTAGGATTATGATTTTTTTTATATACTTCAGCCATTTGTTTATCAATATCGTTTGCTCCAATAATATTATAACCTGCTAGTTTATATCACATACTCGAACCACCTCAACAACAGAAAGTACTAAAAACATTTAATCAATTTTTATTTATTCCTTTTGCTGGGTATCAGTCTTTTAAATTCCATTTATAATTAAACATTTTCTTTTAAAAGTTTAAAAAATAAATCTTCGTTTGTTTCAACTCAATATTTATTTTTTAGGTTTTGTAATATTGCTAAAATCTCATTATATTCTTCAAAATTATATTTTAGTTTTAAAATACACTCATCTTCAAATCAATCAACATCTATTTCTTTGTTTTTATCTGTAAAGTCTTCTCAAAAATCAACATCAAGCCCCCAATCCATCAAATCATCACTATCCCACTCGTCCTCTAAAATATCATAATCCCATTCTCAATTACTAACATTATCCCTAATAATTATTTCTTTTTCTTCCTCTTCTGATAACTTCTCAAACAAAAAAGTCGGAACTTCTTTAATCCCCAACTTTTTGCAAGCCTCATATCTTTGGTTTCCACCAATAATAACTAATTCTCCGGTTCTATTTGATAATAAAAAAGGTCTTCCATCCAAAACCCCAAATTTTTTAATAGAAGATACTAATTTTTTAAAATCTTCTTTGTCTATTTTTCTCGGATTATTAGGTAGTTTTTTTAATTCTCATAATGATCTATACTTTATTTTTTGTTTTTCCATTTGAATTTATTTTGATAAAAAAAATATATAACAAGGTTCTATTATATATTTTTTTAAATTTTTTTCAACTTTTGACTAATTTAATCATGATTCCGCCAAATACTTATCTTTGTGATAATATACCACCCCACACCGCACCAAAACAATAAACCTAAGGCTACACTTAATCAAGACGGCTCAATATACATCAGACCCACGAATGTCCCTATAATTAGAAGTTTTGATAATAATAAGTGTAGTTTTAATTTTTTCCCTGTTTTCTGAATTGTAATTGTCATGATATTTTTTATTATTAATTAAACTTATTCTGCATCTGCTTGTTCTTTTTCTTTTTTAACTTCCTGCGTCTCTACTTCTGAAAGTTCGCCCTCTTTTAATAGATCTTGTAGCTGGAAATTGAATACCGATTTTTTATTTATCTTGTTTAGATTTATTGAAAAATTTAACTCTTCCGCTCCTGAGGCTCTACACACATCTGTACACTTAAAGGACAAATAAGTTAGTAAATTCTCATTACTGCTCCCACTTTCTTTAAGAGAATAATTTAAAAACTCCATAAACTCTTTTTTTGTTTTAAAGTTTTCTGAAATTTTATCAAATTTTTTAATTTTGATTCTCTCTTTATCCTTTTTAACTATTTTTCCAAGCATATTTTCTGCTCAAATTTTTGACGAATGTTCTGATATTTTTATTTCTCCGTCATAAATTCTCCGACATCCAAATCTTTCTTTTACGATAATATATTTTTCTTTTAACTCCATATTTAGATATTACTTAAAAAATAAATTAAATTTGCTTTATATACCAATATATCTTTAGTTACTTCTTATTTACGGTAAAAACATAATATTCAAACTTTCCTTACTAGGAATTAAAATAAGACCAATAGTGCAAACTAGAAAAAATATAAAAAAATTCTTCTTAGACCCAAATTGCGATGGGATCCTGTTTTTTGTCCGCCAATAACAGCAATAAACAAATCATAAGCTACATAATATATCGACTCATCTTACTATATCTATTAGCCAATTAAGCATACTTTTTTTATTAAAATATATTATTTATTCCAATATAATTTAGGAGTTTTCCCACCAAAACCTTGGGTAAAAGCGTTTCATTCTTCTTGACTCCACTCTCCTTTTTTTACCTTTCCTTAGATATATCTAAGGATTTTATTCTAAACTCTCAAACAGTTTTAGAATATATTCCAGTCCAATCGCTTTTATTATTTAATCAATCTTTAGATATTTTATCATTCATATCCCTAATCAGGTTATTTATTATATTATTTTGTTCTTCAGTTATTTTCAATATATTTTTTTCTTAAAAAGTAGAATTATTTATATTTTGGGATTGAAAATAGTTTTTTCCATAAAAAAATTCTCTGCCTCTATTTTCTTTCATTCTATGATTAGCCTAATAATTATTTCAGAACAGAAATTAGCTCATTTATAGTGTCAACTTTCGCCAAAAAACTCGACTGCATATTTTAGACAAATATCATTTAGAAAACTGAATGTATTAATCATCGGATTGCATATTGAAAATTCTGATTCTAGCAAAAAAGTCCACTCATAAAAAGCCCACTCATTCTTGTTGTATAGTTCATATATCCGAATAAAGTTACTTTCTAAATCACATCACCACTCTGCTAATTTTATGCTATTATTCGAACTTAAAAAAAAATCCATAAATTATTTTATTAAATCAGCTAAATTTTTAACTCTGACACCTCACGGATTCCAGTTTGGATCTTCTGCATATCACTTACTGGCGATACATCAATAATTACTGCATTTTCAAAATCTTTTCCCTTTTAAAATAGTGTAGAAAAAATCTTTAATCCCCTCTTCTTCCGTTTTATATTTCCTAACCAATTCGCTACCGATCCGTTTGGTTTCCCCTTTCCGTCCTCCTTTATGTACACTCCAATAATTATTAGCCTGTATGTGTCAAGGTTCTTTTAGGTGGCTACTTTCCCGCCTCCCTATTTGTTCAAAAGCCTTAACACAAAAGTTGTAACTATGATGAGTTTTGCAAAGATCCTTTATTAAAGTTTTATTTCTACTTAAAACATTTCCATCTTTATTTAAAATATCTTCCTTGCTTCTACCATCTGTATAAATAATCCCTGTATCGTGGTCTATTGTCATTATTCATAATTCTTCTATTCCTGTTTTTTTTGGATAAAATGTTTTAGTTTTTTCTTTTTCGTTACTTATCACTTCTTGTTTTTGATACTTATCAATTTTAGTTTTTTCTACCATTTTGTCATCTTCGACAAAATGGTTTTCTCCTTTATTTTTAGAGGTTTTCGCCTCTATTGAAAAACTACTTTTGCTTTTTTATAATCATCATTACAAACAAATTTAGATACTTCCTCAAAAGTTTTACCTTGTGAGTAAGATTTATTTTTATCTTCAATACATTTTTTTCTTTTAGATAATTCGTTAAAAGTTTTAACATTATTCTCTAAGATTATCCTAGTATCAATTACTTCTATCATTGTATTTACTTCTAATTCAACTAATCGTTTTCTATCATTTATTGTCTGCTCTTTTTCGGTATTATCTGAAAACACATTCTCCCAAAAAGCCTTAGTTTCTAGACTCCAACAAATAATAGTTAAGACCAACACTGACAAGATAAATAAATTTTTCATTTTTATTTTTATTTTAATATTTTATAAATTGTATTTTAGTGAAATAAATTAGATTTGCGCACAATCTGATCTACTCCGTTATTTTTTTTAGTTTTGAATAAAATTAGCTACAATATATCAATCTTTTTTAAGATAAATCTTTTCAATTTCTTTTTTAATCTGTTCCCTTTTTTTAGATCAAATTTCTGTCCAACTTTTATCTAAATTAAAATCTCAATCAATATGTTTTTTAACACTATTATTTTTTGATCTTTTGCACCTTATATTTCAATCAATATAAACTGAAAAATTTATTTTAAAATTATCATCAAATTTTATTTCATAAAACAAAAAATATCGTTTTATGAAATTCAATTTTATTCATTTACGACTTGTAGAAAATCAGTTACAAATATATTTCATCTTATTATTAATTATTATTTAATAAATCAATTTTTAACTTCTCTTTGATCTCTCTAAGAGTTCCAATCCCTATCCTTTTACTTGTTCTTATAATACTTATAGTACTTTTACTTATTCAAACCCTCTCAGCCAATCCCGTCCAAGTTAGTATATTTTTTCGTTTATACTCACTAAGTTTTTTTTCCATTTCGTTGGTATACTTGAATCAACTATTCCCCATATCTTTTATTATTTATGATTTACGAATGATTTAATTATATCAAATTTTAGACAAAATGTAAACTTTTTTAAACTTTTTTTACTTTCCTATAATTGTTTTAAATTTATTTATGATGTCGTCGATAGAAGAGACCAACCAATATACACCTTTACTTCTTAATATTTTATCTTTTGCGAAATGTTGAGCGTTGATTGTTTTATTGAATTTTATTTTTCTTGCGTTGTATTTTTCTGGATATTCTAGCCATTTCTGTTTGGTCTTTTCGTCCTTTTTAATTTCGATTCAAACAAAAACGCCTATTTCTTTTCCGACCATTTCTTCGGTTATCCTTGTAGGAATACAAGCTATCACATCAGGAGTTCACTCATCTGCTAGCTTAATCCTCCTTTTTTTTACGGCTCCGAAATTGTCTGTATAGCTTTTAATTACCGATCAAGAGTTGACCCTCACTACATAAGAATTAGCACAACTAAGGCAGTTTATTATGGATTTTTGAATTAATCATTCTTTCATTTTATATATACTTTTAAGTTAAATTAAAAAAATCTGCCAAACTAATCTGATTTTTGTTTTTATCTTGCCTTTTACCGCACATAAAAACAAAATCTTTAGGATTCCAATTTCTCAATTTTGCCTCTTTTAGCTTTTCAATCAAATCATCAAAATCTTTACAATTTTCAAGCCAAAATAGGATCAGATCTTTTTTCTTCATAATATTTTTGGTTAGAAATTAAATTGAAAATAAAGTGTAATCTCAACAACAATTAAAAATGTTCACCGCTTTTCCATTTTTTGAAATTTCAAATTTATCGTCGGAATGTCCTACTAGCTGAAGTCCATTTATTCAAAATGTCCTTTTTCTAGTAAAATCTATCTTTTCTGCATTAACTTGCATTAAATCGCTTTTTACGGTCTCAACGCTATCGTTCATCCCATTAAAACTAGAATTTACTTTGATGTATAGAGTTTTTTCGTTTTTCTTAATAAATGATTTTAAACTGGCTAAAGTGAATTTTCTCATGGTTTTTTGGTTGTTAAAAAATATAAATTATAAATATAATATTTTACCACCTCCTAATTTCTATTTAAAGTATACAAAATTTTGAAATTAAAGTCAAAACTTTTTTCAACTTTTTTAAACTTTCTTTTGATTTTGCCTAAAAAAAAGCACATTCTCTACACATAAATTTAGATTGTACTCCATTATCAATTATTATTATCCGGTGTGGGGCTTTGCATTGTGGGCATTCATAAAAGGGATGGTAATGAACAAATATCAATTCTCCGATAGTTCCACTAAACACATTCTGTCAATTCTGTGTTATGGAATACGGCTCGTGAGAACTTATCTCTCCGTCTACACATTTCTTGATTGCCTCTCGGACATTAGCCCCTGTTTTCTTGTCAACTGGGGTGGGGATCCTGTCCCATTGCCTATACATTATCCGACTTTTTCAATTCATTTTTAAAAACTTTTTATTATTTAAGTAATTTCTGAATATCTCATAAAACCTCACTCATATTGTCTGTATCAATATCTATTAGAGGTATCTCTAGAGTGTAGGTTGTTACATTGTTCTCTTTTTTGTAAGCAATTAAAAGTACTTTTTGCTGTTTACTGTCAAGGATTATTTCGAATTGCTTTGAATAATTTGTGATATCGCTCATATTTTTTAAATGTTTTTATTAATTAAAATAGTTTATTTTGGAAGCTATTTAAAATCTTTTCGTTGGCTAATTTAACAAACTCTTTTTTTATCTCAAATCAATAAGATAATCGTTCCAAATTGCACGCCCCTTTGAGTGTGATTCAACTTCAACAACAAGGATCTATAACAACATCTCATTTATCTGTAAATAATTCTATTAAGTGTTCAATTACTTTTATTGGCTTTTGTGTTGGATGTATTTTTTCTGTTTGGTTGTCTCTAATCCAATCAAAACAATTAAAAATCATCCTTCAATCATTATTAAACTTTGGTAATTTATCACGATAAAGCAAAACTGCATATTCACAATTCCCAACCACTCGCATATTAGCTTTTAGGACCTGAGCGGAGAAGTTTTTACGAAAAACTAAATTGATATAATGATTTAATCCGTACTCTTTCGCTTTTGTTATTAATTCAAATTGTTGATCAAAAGCACAAAACACAATCATACAAGGAGCTTTCCCTTTTTCTTTTGGTTCTTTTTTTAGCATTCTATTGCTAAAATGTAAAAATTCACTAATCTTAAAATCTTTGTCTGTATCAAAAAATTGTTTTCCTGCCAGTTTGCTTTCTCCGTTTTTATTGTCTCCGTCTTTATACCACGCTGGATTGCTCGCAAAAGCATTTATTCAAACATTATAAGGGATATCAGCAATTATTAATTGAGCTTTTTTTATATTATAATGTTTGAAATTCTGGAAATGGTCATTTATTAAAACTGGTTTCATTGTTCTTTTTGCTAAAAAGGTAAATTAGCTAATCGGATAGCTTTAATCTCATTTTTTTTATCAACAACAAATTTTTCGTCTCGTTCTGAGATTATTTCTCAATTAAAATATACAGGAGAAAGTTTTTTGATTAAATATCAAGCAGTTTTAACCTCTAATTTTTTCGTGCTATCCACTCAATAAGTTTCTAAAGCTTTTTTCCTATCTTTTCAGAAAGCTTTTTGCATTAAAATGGCTAAATATATTACTTGTTTATCAGTTATTTTTTGCATAGTTTAAATTTTTTAAGTTCCTACAGCCATTAGTATTTTCTTTTCCATTTTTGCCACTCTGTTCAACCATTTATTTATTTGCTCATCGTTACGGATTAATCAAATCATATTAGATCAGTGGTTCTCCCTGATCCATTCATCATGACACCAATTATAACAAGCAGTCTTCATCTCTGCTAGGCTAAATGTTTTCTTGCGAATATAAAATCTTTTTCTTGCTTCTGTCGTTCCCTTCAAGCGGGTACTCATTAATTCGTTATAGTATTCAACAAAATCTGAAAATTCTTTAAAATTGGTGGGGGGGGTTTCTTTTTCTTTTTCTATTGTCTTATTACTTGTATTATTACTTGTATTATTACTTGTATTATTATGTGTCCTTTTAAGGACACCCCCCTGTCATTTTAAGGACACCCCCCTGTCCTTTTTTGACGCACCCCCTAGTACTTTAATGATACGCTTATTCTCCTCGCAAATATCTATTCCCAAAAATCATAATTCTTTAAGTTTGCTTATGTTTTTAGATATTGTATGGGGCTGAGCTTTTAGCTTTCCTCCAAGGAATCAATTACTTGCCCAACAATATCATCTTTCGGCACATAAACTAGAAATTAAACAGAATAAAAGCTTTTGTTTATCAGTTAAATTGTCACAAAATAAAATACTATTTGGCATTATTCAGTATCAAAGAGAAAGCATATTTTTTTTTAAAAAAAATTAAATAATAATTGAAATATTATATTTTATTAAAATAAATTTTTCTAAATCACTAATTTTAACATAAATTGATGTTCAATTATACAATATTCTACAATTCTTTTTTATATTTACCTTTAATTTATTTGTCACTTTATAACTATCACTAGACAACTTTTCCCTTAATATTTCTCAATTTTTTATTAATTTATAAATAATAAATTTTTTACTTAAAATTTCATTTCATATTTCAATCATAAATAATTATTTTTTTTTAACAAAAGAGGCAAATAAAAAACAGATAGCCCTTTCACCTTCTATCTGTTTTTTATTTGCCTCTTTTGTTTGGGTTTACATCTTATTACTAAGAATACCAAAGGCGAAGTGAAAGGGGTTCAATATTTTTAGAAACTGGATATCAAATCTATTCTTTATCTTTATAATAATCAATAGAATATTTGCCGCTATCAAACCACTCAGTTTCTAAACAAAATATGAAAATTCATTCGTTAAAACAAAGTTTTTGTAATATTCCTAAATCAATATCAGTAAATTTACCAGTATATCCCAATTTTCAAAAATCTGACATTGGTTTAATCAAATCACTAGGTAGATAATTTTCAAACTCATCTTTGTCCATTATTTTAATAATATCCTTTACTCTTCCTATATTTTCTTCTTTATCCACATAAATTGCTCAATTTGCTTTTATATTGAATTTTTCCATAAAACAATAAATAAATAAATAAAAAACTTTAACCCCATCACGACCTACAGTTTTTATTTGCCTCTTTTGTTTGGGTTTACATCTTATTACTAAGAATACCAACGGCGAAGTGATGGGGGGCAATATGTTTGTTTTATAGATTATTATCTACAAAAGTAGAAATTATATAACGGCTACATTTTAACAAATTAAACCGACAAAATCAAACTATTCTTTTATTAAATATTAGTTCTCGATATAAAAACTTTGTAATCTTTCTTGCTTTGTTCAATCTTTTAAAATTAGATCTCATTTACCCGATAATTGTTCCGCTCACATTTTGCCTAACATTACTTTCGAATCGATCTCGCTACCGACTTTAAAACAGATTCTAGTAGCAATGTTGTTTTTTATTCTACCATTAATTATTTTTACGTCGGGTCTTTGCGTTGCGATTATTATGTGTACTCAAGACGCTCTTCATAATGCTGTTATCTGCTCGATTAACATTTCTATATCTTTTCCTACTACGCTTAATTTTAAATCGCCAAATTCGTCTATAATTACAACAATTCTTTTCATTTTTCCTTTCCTTTTTTTATTGTATTGGTCAATATCTTTGACTCCTTCCATTTTCATTATTCTATAACGATTTTTCATTTCTATAAATAAGGCATTAAGAGATTTTAGCACATTTATTTCATTTGTTAGATATAGGTCTGCTTGCTCCTCATATCGTGCGAACTCAACCATTTTGGGATCTATTAGCCACAATTCACACTTGCCCATTAAGCTCTCTATTGCTACTTTCAACCATTCACTTTTTCCTGATCCAGTAGTTCACGCTACCAATAAATGCGGATAGTTAGAATCAGCAAGATCTATTTCAATAGTTTTTTTAGCTAAATTATTCCCTATTGGTATTTTAAGTCCTCTTTTCTTTTTCTTGTATTTATTAAATGATAAATATTGTCTGTTAGATCTAGGGTATTCAATCCCAATATACTTAGTGCCTGGCACAGGGGCTTCAATTCTTATCTGCTCGAATCCTGTAGCTTGCTGTAATTCTTTTAATTTAGCTTCTAACTTTCTCATTTCGACACCTCGTCAGGGCGTAAAAAGTATCTGATTGTAAGAATAGCCTTTGTTCGTTCTCTCATATTGAATCGGCAAACCAAATTCTAATAACTTAGTTCTGATAATATCTTCAACCTCTATCTCGCCAGTCATTACCTCTCATTTTATTTCTTTCCCTTTATCCATTAAATTGAAATTATGACCACTAAAATTATTTCATTTTTCGCTACTCCTGTTACTAATTGAAATATTCTGCTGTAATTGATCTACTGCGATATCCCTATAATACGCTTTTTGTTTTTGCCAAGCTTCGTCTCCATTTATAAAGTCAAAAACATTAAAAATTAAATCTCCATCTTGATAGAACTTTACTAATTCAAACCAACGGATCATATAACGCCAAAAATCAGTTTTAGCTACCTCAAAATCTTCTCATGAATAAAAGTATGTTACAACTTGTTGCTGTGAACTACCGTCTCTATTTTTCGACAATTTAGTTACTCTGAAATTTATATGAGTCGGAGCCTCTCAATATTCTCTTTTGGTCGTGTAATATAAAAACATCGATTGAAAAAAGAACTTTGCACTATCTAAACTCAACTCTTGAAATTTAGAACTAAATTTATTGTCTTCTATGTAGATTGATTCAGCTGGTATTGTTATTACTTCTTTATTTGCGTTTATTAATTGTGTCGGTTCTTTCGTTCTACACACTAGATCTGCTACGGCTTTTACTGGGATCGGGAAAACAAATTTTTTATCCAAAATTGTTTCACTAATCTCATACATCATTTTTTTTTCGACCCCTAAAATATCTCAATAATAAACCTTTTCTCATAAATATCCATCAATCCCACTTTTTACTTTATTTAATAAATCTTTAATTGAGCCTTTCCCTAGGTTCAATATTTTTGTGCCGAATGTGTCTTTTATTTCGTCTAGCGTACAATCTGCAATCGGTTTTTTAAAATTAGAAGGATCTATCAAATAAGTTTCTGTCTCTGTACTGTAAATACATTCATAAGCTTTTTTGAGGGCAGTGGTTTCATCGCCTTTCGTTCTAATTAAATGTTCGACAAATTTATGACAGATAATTCAGGTAGCCTGTGCTACTGAGGTGGTATTGTCCCACTGCCCTAACAGGTAATTAGATCCCCACTGTCACGGATCTCTCATAAGTTGTCCAACTTGTGAAAAACTTACATTCTTTATATGAAAATCCATAAAAAAATATTTTACAAAATAAGAAATATATTAACTTACAATTTCTGCCTCTTTTGCCTTTATCTCTTCTTTTTCTTTTTTAGATAACTCATTTTTCGATAAAATTTCTTTTTCTAATTTTTCTATTTGGTTATCTACTTTCCCCAAATCAACCTCATTGTTCACATCGCTTGTAACACTCATTGTGTGATCCATCTCTTCCTCCCCATATAATCCACTTAATCCGAATGCTTGCCTAACTATAACGGTCAAACCACATTTCTCTATCATGGCACTTTTTTTCTTGTACCATTGAGTTGGTTTAGTCGATTCAATAAAATAATCGTTCCAATTAACGAATTTAACCTGCGGAGATTTTCCCTCCATCTCTAGTCTAGCATAAGCTCATATTGGATTAGCACCGTTCACTGCCCTAGCCTCCAAGCTTATTTTGTGGCTAACTTCTCCTGTGCCAGTATTAAGTTCAAATTCTTCCCCCTTATAAACACTATGAGCCTCAATTTTTATGAATCAAGGTTGTCTTCTTGCAATCTTCATAAATCAAGAGGCACTCGCTATGTTAACCAGATTGCCTTTATAATCTATCCACGAAAACATTTCTTTCATTTTTGGATCAAGTCAATATTCCTTAGCCGTCTGGAATGCTACGATCACTTGCTCGATCGTCTGTAATGTCGGAAAACTAGTCTTAATGATGGTGTTTATTACTCATTGGCTATAAACCCCCTCCGTGATTTTCTCTATATTTTCCAACATTTCCTTTTTTATCACTAAACTACCCATAAATTGAATAAATAAATAAAATAATAAATAATACTGGTTGTTTTTTTAATAAGTTCACAAATCCTTAGAGCTGATAGCTGATGTGAATTATTTAAAAACTAGGTATATTATAGAAAAATTTTAAACAAAAAGCAAAACTTTTTTAAACTTTTTTAAACAAAATATAAAAAAACCGTCTTAAATAACGGTTTAAAAAGAAATTCACCCGTCAGAATTTCTCCTCTAGGTGAATATTGGTATACACATTTTATCATAAAAACCTTAAAAATCAAAACTTTTCTAAACTGTCCACCATAAACCAAAAACCACCCCTTGAGATAGTAGGTGGTTTTTAGCAAGAAAAAAAACTTGATCCGAAATAATTATAACACAAATTAAATATTTTTCAAAAAATTCTCTAAATAAATTTGAAAACGCTCCGTTGCTCTCAAGAAAGCAATGTCGATAAGCTCTTTTACTTCTTGTTCAGTTAGTGTTTTATTTCCCTCGTGTTTTGAGAATAGTAATTTAGCTTTTACCCTCTCATTTTCTTCTTTTAAAATTTCTGAATATTTGCTCATTGGACTTTTTTCAGTTAACCAAATAATAAAATCTGCATAAGTTTTAAAGTGTTCATTCCATAAAGTATCTGACGGATCCCATTTTCCAGTTAAAGATACATCTTTATGTCGCAAAATATTTTCCATTGGGATCTCGTGCTTTTCTAATAAATATAGCACTAGTTCTTTTAAACTTTCCCTTTGTTTTTCTGAAAAATTTCAGTCACTTAATGGTCAAATAATTTCAATTCCTATAGAATGCCTATTTAACCCAAAAACTGATCACCGCTGTGAGTTTCAAGCGTGCCGTAAAATATCCGTATCTTTTCCTATTTTATAAATATCTCCGTTAGTATTAATGCAATAATGGCAACTAGCATAATCAGCCCTTTTGTTCAGACCATTCAAAACTCCTTTAATCGTACCCTCTTTTGTACCTGTGTGGTGCAAAATAATATAATCGCAAGTGTTAGTACCTTTGGTGTGTTCTACTGGTGTTGGGTAGGTTTTTTTAAATTCCATAATTTAATAGTTTTTAACAATAGAAGTAAAAACAGTTCAATTGTAACTATCTCAGCTTGAACCCCATTGAGTTACGGCATCTGTGTTCTTAGATAACATATAAAACAATGATCAATCAGTACTAAAGTTTATAGCAGTAACATCTGGTGTTGAAAGGTTTTTTGTTACAGAATTATAACTTGCTGTGGATACATCCCAAAATGTAGTCAAGTCGTACTCATACATATTACCATCACTTAGATTAGCCCCATACATTTTTCATCAAGTAGAATTAAAAAAGAAAGAGCTTGCTCAACTAATATTTGTTAGTTGAAAATTCTTACTGTCATAACTAGCTGTGGATACATCCCAAGCGGTGCTTAGTGAATACTGGTAAACTCTATCGTTAATATTTCCGCAAATATACATTTTAGTCCCGTCTGGCTTAAAAAACAAAGCGGACGGTACGGCTTCTTGACCTCAAGTATAAAAATTCTTACTGTCATAACTAGCTGTACTTAAATCCCAAGCTGTACTTAAAGTGTATTGGTGTACCCTATCTTGATTTATTCCGCAAATATACATTTTAGTCCCGTCTGGGCTAAAGAATAATCAATAAGGCTGTATATCTATAGACGCAAAGGAGATACTATCATAACTAGCACTTGCCAAATCCCAAGCTGTACTTAAAGTATATTGATAAACTTTATTATTAGTATCTCCCAATAAATACATTTTAGTGCCATCTGACTTAAAAGACATCCCCTCCATGGCACTATCTTGTCAGCCTATAGAGAATGATTTTTGATAAGTTATTCATGGGACATTATATCAAATATCTTGCGTTGTTATTTTTACAGTAGAATCAGCTTCTCAAATAAAATAATCTTTTTCCCCACTACTTATTTGTCAAAATATAACATCATCGATTTTTACAACTGCCTCCCCTGACATATTAGACCCATCTAAGGCAACCTGTACTACAGTGTCAGTACTAAGACCAGTAGCTATAGTTGTAGTGTCTACTGTCGTTATTTTATCCAGTGATACATTATTTAAAATATTTTCTTTTGAAACTTTCTTATTAGCTCCTAAATCCTCACTATCACTAACGAGAAAATAATCTCCATCAACAACATTTGTCTTTTCGTCCAATCAAACAATATTTACACTAGGTGCTGTCCAATTTGGCAAACTGGTTGTTCCTGTCGAAGTCCAAACAGTTCAATTTGGTCACAAAGCTACTTCTATTTCGTCACCGTCGTTATCACTTAAAAACATTCTCCATGTTGTTAAACCTGTCCTTAATAATCTGCTTTTTACTACTTGCCTATCATCTGTCGGAGTTCAAGCAACCACATCAAACAATTTTACAAAATTTTTAGTAGGATAGGCACTCGGATCAGTTGTTATTGCTCCGATCCCTGCCCCATCTTCACTATTACTAGATCCGTCATCTATTTTAGACTGATCTACTTCGATATAAACCTTTTTTGTGCCGCTCATATCTACTGCTATATTAGCGGTATTCTCAAAAAATATCATTATTTTTTCTCCGTTTGTTCTTTCGCATTCAATTAACGCTTTTCCTGCCTCTATTTCTGCACTAGCCCCACTTCCAGAAATATCAAATCATTCAATAATTCAGCCTGTCATATTTTCTAAAATTGAGGCTGTAAAATCTTTATCGTAATTAATATTTTCTCCATTTAATAATCAGACTCTTTGCATACTATAAATATCTTAAAAATTAAAATTACTGGACCTCTAATTTATTTATCCTTTCACCCAACTCTTTTATTTTTTCAAGAGGATCTAAAGTTTTTATTTTTGTTATTCCAACGGAAAATTCTATTAAAGGGAGGTCGCCTGCTGTATATCTTTTCTTTGTTATTTTCATCGGACCGTCAAAAAACATTATATCATTTCCGACGAAAATATAAACTTTTACGAAATCGCCCAAAAATGCCTCAAAAAAGTTACTTGTAGTTGCTGAAATTTCAAATTCCTGTACTCCGTTTTTATGGTCGGCTATATATGATTCTGCGGACTTTATAACATCCCCATACACGAATATAGTATCCTCTACTAGTCAATATTCCGCAATACTTGCGAGGTCGTCTTGGTCGTTATAGTTAGAGCCAGATTTAGCAATAACTCAATTTACTAATAATTCTCCATCTTCATTGAAAGAGGCTGTATCAATAGTTCTGTCGCTCGGTTCAGTAGAATCTAACCTATATTCTACGAAGTCAGCACCAGACGATCTATCGACTCAAACAGTAGTTTTAAATTTTAAAACTAAATCATCTACAATAAATTCATATCAATTACCTGCTAAGTCTTTAATTATTGATAAAAAATCTTGTCAATCCTTATAGCCCGGAGATACTAGATCCGTAATTCAACAATCTAAGGTAATATTCGTCTCATATCTTGTATTTATTTCTAATAAAATATCGCTTAAAACAGTATTGATAGAAGTATTGGTATAATTGTAATCTTGATGTATTTTTCTACGCTTTAAGAGATGTTCAAAACTTTTTAATTGTATTGTCGTTTTTGTTAAATCGCTCGGAAATCATCTGATAACTCCGTCAAATAAAGTATCCTCACTATTATCTGACGATAGATTTATTTTGACTCTTCTATACGATTTGATAAATTCTCTTTTACAATACGGATTTGTATTAAATAAAGCAAAAGAAGCCGAGCTTACATCGTTCAAAATAGATTCTACCTGTAAGTCTAGGATGTCTTCGACTTGAGCGACTACATTGTTGTTAATGTCGTAAAAATAAGCTATATAATTCATCATAATTCACCTTAAAGATAAACATCGTTATAAATAATATTAATATTAAAATCACTCGCTGCTAGCCCACCATCATTATCAAAAATAGAAAAATTAGTCGTTCCTTTAGCTTTTGGCCATATAGATCAAGAGACCCTATTTGCTAAAACATTTACTCAATTTTTTGTTGCCGTTCTATCTTTAGAATTGATAACTATTACATCCCCATTAATCGCTGAAATATCTAATCAAAAGAAAGTACCAGTAGTTGTATTATGAATTGTCAAAGGAGTGTCTACCGTCCCAGTAACATTAATAGTAATAAACAAAGGCGACTCGTGGTTAGATTCTGTTATTAACTCAACTTTGTTGAAAAAACTATTTAATTTTACTCAAAGTTTTGCTCCTAGTTTTGCCCCACCAAAATTCCCCTCAGCCGTGTTAACTTCTTTTTGATCTACATTATAATATTTTGGATCTTCTGCTTCTAACACTACTCTAAATCTCCTATTAGTGCCATCAATATAATCGTTATCTCCTATTTCTATACTTAAGGACTCTTTAATTTTGGCGTAGATTCTCCATCTTCTGTCTTGCTCATCCGTTATTATCAATGGCAATAATTCTACTTCTGTCAAATCAGACTGCAAGGCAAAAAGGCTTGACAAGTAGTCTTCTCCTTTGCTTAGTCACTCTCTAGTATCAGCGATTATAGATCATTCTATCTGAATCAATCTGCCTCTTGCGAAAGTAATAGATGTTTTGATTCAATGCCCTCATTGGATATTAATTGAATCATCAGAAGTAACAACATCTTTCCAACTAATCAAAGAAAGTCAAACCCTATAATCTCCAGTCGTGTTCGATATTGTCTGCCCATTAAATTCGTAAAACTTTCCTATCATTTTTTAGTTTTTAAAAAACATTAAATTATAAACGCCATTTTGCATAATCGAGGAATCATCTTAAATCTACTCAACTATTCACAGTTATTTTATTATTTTGAGTTTTATTATTATTTGTTGTAAATCATCACTCTGAAAATCATTTTACTCTTTTTTGGTCTAAAGAATCAAAAAGTCATCTCATATTTTTAACCATCCAGTTTGGGGCGACCCATTCTCAGCCGTGGACGACTCACGCCACATCACCAGTCCCACCGCCAGTAAACCCCCCTTTCGCAAATCATTGACCGCTATTCTCTGATCTTGATAATTCTTGTTGCTTAATTATTACAGAATTTATTTGATCCAAAAGCGACTGATACTCATCTTTTAATAAATTGATATTAGCTAATTGAATTTCTGTAACACTATTAGACAGGGTAACGGTAGCATCTGCTATTTTCCTTTGCTGATTTATAATTAAATCTCTTTGGTTTGTTAGTTGTATTTTTTCCCTAGCTAGAGATAAAAACAATTGTTGCTCTTCATTTGTCAATCTTTTAAAAACTTCTCAATTTAACGTTTCCGTCAATTCTTTTTCCGTCAATTCTTTCAAGTCTGCGAATGTTCTATTTATCGCTATTAATTTTTCTATCTTCTCAATTTCTGCATTAGTTCGTCTCTCTTCCTCTTTAATTGCTATCTGTGCATTTTCTCTTATTCTTTCAGCTTCGGTTAAGCCTGACACCCTTTTTGCTTCCATCCTATCTGCCTCACTGGTAGATCCAATTATTATTGCTTGCTCTTTCAATAAATCTAGTCTATTTTTTTCTAATTCTTGCAATTCTTTTTCCCTTTTTGCTCTTTCGTCATACGCTAAATGGCGTATTTCCGCAATCGTCTTTTCGGTTTCTGCCAATTCTTTTGAAATTTCTAGCCCTCTTCCGATTAAGTCCGTTTGTGATTGTTCTTTTATTGCTTCAATATTAGCTGTAAATTCATCAGTCAATACATTTATGTCATTAGTCAGGCCTCTAATACTATCACTAATATCTGAATTATATTTTTTTGTATCTTCGGCTAATTTTTTTTGGCTTTTCCCAACCTCTTCTATTTGTTTTTGGTAAATTTTATATTGATCCGTTACTTCGCTTATAGCCTCTTTTGCTAGATTTGCTTTTTCTGTTTCTGATTCTCCGGATTTTTTATTTGCTTTAGTGGTATCCTCCACTCAACCTTTATATTTGTCAATAATATCTAAAATATTAAAGTAGCCTGTATCATATAGAGTTTCTAGCTCCTCCTGTCTTTTTTTTGCTTCTACTTCGGCATCTTCTATCCCCTTGTAAGTATTAACATATTTATTTGTGAAATCTGTTATATTCTCTAATTGTCTAGCTAGACTATTCTTTTCTGATATTTCTAGTTCTTTTGAACTTTCCGCAAATCTTCTTTTGATCCTATCGAATCAAGCTGTCGCACCCATAAAAGATCCTGCCCCAAAAGCCGGACCTAAAATCGGGGCTTCTGGTCAAAAAGTACTTCCGCCAGAAATAAATCACAAATCGACTCAGGGTAGCTTATTAATCTTGCTTATTAGTTTATTTAATCCGTCTATTGTCTTTTTACCTGCCCTAGAAATAGCGTTTGTGACATTAATAACAATCCTATCCATAGACACACTAACCACATCGGACAATATTGTCCACACATCTCAAAGAGAGGCTACACCATCCGTAACATACCTGAATAATTTTCTAAAATAACTAATTCAGCCCTCTGACAATGCTCTGATTATAATCCCCAAAAGTTTAAAAGTCGCTCATAAATTCAAAGATCCCTTTTGAATCTTAGTTGCGAATGATTCTGCGTCATCTCATACATCCTTGAATCAACTTGAAGCGAATGTAAAAAACGAACTAAAAGCAGTAAATAAATCTCCAATCCCAGAAATAATAAATCAAAAACTAGTAATAGTTGTTTTGATTATTGAAGATCAATAGGCCGAAACAAAAAGGGTAATCTTTTTCAATATTCAAGCAGTAGAATTTGCTATTTTTTGCCCGGATTCTGCAAAAACATCTTTTATCGCACCCTGTAATCCTTTTAGTTGGTTGGCAAAACTAGCACTAGTCCTCACTGCGTCACCTTGTGCATTCTTAGTATTTTTTAGCAATAAATTATAAGTTGCTAACGCTTTTTGTTGTTTCGTTAATTGCTTTCCTTGTTCTGCTAATCCTAAGTTATACGCTTCTTGTTTTACGTCGGTATCTAATATCACAATACCCAAAGTTTTCAGGGCTTCTCTTTCTCCCGACAATGCAGAGGTAAAAGCACGGACTACCTGCTTATCGGAAACATTATTAAAACTAGCGACATCCACCGCTAATTTTACTAAAGAAACGCTTAAGTCGTCTACTTCTGATTGTGCTAGATCTAAAGGAGCTAGAACATTACCAACACCTGACCCGAACTCTATCATGTCCAATCTTGATCTATTTGTCTGTTTCGCTAATTGGTCGAACTCTTCTCTTACTTTTTTAGAATTATTAAAAATAACATTAAATTTTGATTCTGTTTCTTCCAAATCCGATCAAAGACCTAAAATAGCTTTCCAAAAATTTTTTACAGCATTAACAATAAAAGCACCTGCAATTAAGTTTCTTAATTTTTTAAAAGAAGATCCCAACGAATTAACTCCTTTGGTAGTCCTTTTCGTAAAATTTTTCTCGAAACTATCGCCTGTTTTTTTAGCCTGTTTTTTTAAATCATCTGTTTCTTTTTTTAATCACTTTTCGTCAAATCTTAACCCCACCGATAATTCTCAGATATTAGCCATAAAATCAACCCACTAGATAAATAATTTTTACTTTTTATTACTATAAGCATGTCAGAAAGCCTGTTTGAATCATCTTTTATCCGGGGCTTGCGACTCTCTTTTTTTGTCGTAAGGTTCTCGCCCAGTACAAACCCCTATATCCTTAAATATTTTCATAAAATAAAGATAGTTCCACTTCCTAATTTCAGAAAGTGGTTGACTCATAAAGTGCATAACCATACCCTCTATAATATGAAAATCATCTAACGGATCATTCTTTTTCCTAGGCGTTCTCTTTTTTTCTTCTTTCTTTTTTTTGTATTCATTTATTTTTTTCTGCGTATCTGTTAGTTTTTGTGATAATGTTTTTTTATTTTTTACCTCTCAAAATAATATTTTAAAAAATTCCTCTATCTGCCTTCCGTTTAAGTCTGGAATTTTATCGTTAAATTCTGATAAAATTTTTTTAGTTCAAGCTTCGTTATCGGTATTTATTAAAATAAAATCCTCAACGGTCAGATCCCCACAAAAAAACTTTTTTCCTGAATATAAAAAAGTATGTTTAATTCTTATCAGATTTGTCATTTCCCTAGTTTTCGTTTAAGGTATTTAATAAATCAAAAAACTTTATCTTTCGTTAAATTCTCTACATTTACATCCTTATTCTTTATTTCCAAAATCTCTTTTATTATTGGTCGCCATTGAACATCTAGACTCTTGTCAAACATTCCTGTTTTTATATTTCTAATCTTGACAATTATTGAATACGGAATATCTCCGACCTCATATCAAACGCCATTTATTTTTATTGAATCTACCTCCTCATTATGATCTAGATTATAAGTTGCCATTTTTTCACAATTAAAAAATACTACTAAAATAATAGTAGTATTTTTTATGATTTTTTGCAAGTATTACTAGCTCAAATCTTGTTGATCGTATATTCTAAATAAATTATTAGTTACTGGTATCTCTTCTGCTTTTATCTCGATTGGAATATTCATAGCGTCATCGGTTGTATCGTCTGGTAAGAATACCGCTGTTAACCCTGCCCTGTTATATCCACTGTAGAATTCAATCCCAAAAATCTTCCCATCTTCGTCTGTATTTTCAAACTTAAATCTGTTAGTTGATAAAGTCTGAATAATATCACGATAAACTTGTTGTTTTAAGGCTAGTGGTGTGTAGGTATAATCAGCGTCTAATACTCCTGTTTGTGCTGTAAGCGGATAAATGTAAGTAAACCCATCAGTTCATACATACACACGGTAATCAGTGTCAAGAACAAGGGGAGTAGCGTCTGCATCTATAATAATACTCGCAACTTCTGTATCGTCTCCATTTTTATTAGCTAGTTTGATTGGCGTATCTACTGTCCACCCGGTACCTAACGCTTCCCCAGTTATTGATACAGGAGTATCATCTGTACTTGAATAAGTAGCGACTCCATCGATGATCTGTAGATTGTCTAAAGCTACTTCATAAATATTCGCAGAAAATAAAACCTCTTCCCGTTTATGTTTCGCAGGCAATCTTGCATTGTCTAGCACTACTTCGATAATAGATGGCGTAGCTGTCAATGTAGCATCTTTTAACCCACCTAAATTGATCCAAGTAACACCGTCATCTTGAGAGACATAGAGAATCCCACTACCAAATCTAACTGACTTTGGTTTTTGTACTGAAGTTTGCATAATTTTTTTATTTTAAAAAATATAAATTATAAATTGTAATCGAATATCTTTATGTGAATTGTAACATGGTTTCCAAAATTTAAACTATCTTTATCAAAAGTTTCGTCTAATCGTTGAACATCTGAAAATTTTATGGGTGGTTCTTTTAATCCGTTAAATATTGTTACTATTTGGAACATTATAGATTCATTTTCATTTGTGTTTTGTCACCAACAAGTTATCTGAAAATATTCGTTTCTAATACCTTTTAAATCAATCTTTCAGGGGGCTATCCTGTTAAATACTATCAACGGTGATTCTGCTTCAATAGGGACGATTTTAGTGTAAATTCTATCCCCCACTAATCAATCCAAAATAGTATCTGCGTTTAATTTGTCGAAAATGAATTTTTTTACATTTACCATCTTATTTTGTTAATTTGTTAAAAACTTTCGCAAAATTTTTAAGAATATCTGCCCTATTGTCTATTATTCATTTTCGGAGAAAAGATCTAGGAGCCATAAATTTAGTTCAGAATTCCAACATCTCTCAATATTCTCCTTCTCATTGTTTAATCCCTATTTTGAAAACGAATGCTCCTATCTCCTGGTAGGCGATTGACCTTTTTAGATTTCCAGTTACTTGCGGATAATAATTACCACCGACACTAGCTACTCATCATCTCCTTTTAGGTTTTTTTCAGTCTTTCCTATTTATATTTTGCGGTAACCTCTTGGGATCTCTAGGTGTAATTTCCAATATTCTTTCTTCTAACAACTGAACGCTGTCCAACATCGCTCATTTTATAGCTTTTGTTATTTCTTTTGTATTTAATGTAAATTTTGACATTTTATTTATTCAATAATATCGACTAAAAGCAATAAATGGTCATCGCTTCAATTCAAGCTTGGAACTATATGGACAAACTTTACATTATACTCAATATTATTTTCATCTTTTATTCTATCCGCCACACTAATTGTCGGACCTATCTCTAATCTTACTTTATGTGTCGACTTTAAGTATTCCACTTCATTACCTGCGAATTGATTATATTTTTGAGATCTAAGAAGTATTAAGCACTTTACATTAGTAGCACTAGCAGTCGGAAATGTTTCTACCATTTGCCCTATTTCATCTTTAATTAAAACTCTAGGGTACACACTGATAACTCTATTTAGACGATCTATAAATTTATAAAGCAAGCTCATTATGTTCTTTGAGGATTAATTGGTTTATAATTTTTTAGAGTTGTTTTATAACTAAAATTTATCCATCCTGCCATTTCATCTTTTGAAAAAAACGACTGGCTCAACTCTCAAACTTTTTCTGATTTTATATTAGTTAAATTTCAACTAGCTGGCGTGGTCTTCCACATATTAGTACAAACCTCTAAACAAGCTTGCTCTACATCTGGAATATCTGATAGATCATCATATCAGGCCGTATATTTGATAAAAATATCTCAAGAAACTGCACCCTCTAAATAAACTGCTACCGATCAGGTTCTTTTAATTGATAAATCGCTTCCGTCCGTATTGTTTTCTTTTAATTCTAATAAATCTATTATTGGATATTTTGTTAAAACTATTTTTTCTGAATTAAAATCAAAATATTCTTCATAAGTATCAGTTTCTAAATTCCTACCTAAAAACTTATCAAATTGCTCTGTAACGATTTTTATTATCTTAGTAAGAGTTGTATCACTGGATGTATCAGTAATCCCTAGATAAGCTTTTATTCAGACCAAAGTTGTGTATTCCATTTTTATTTTGAGTTATCTGATATAAATTGTTTGAAAAAATAGTAAACAAACGCTGTCATTATTCCTAGGTGTTCCGGTCAAACATATTGACCAATAAGATTATTAACTAACTCTACATTTAAGAAATAAAATCCTCCCAAAAAAGAAACTATCATTAATAATAAATTTTTAACATCGATCCATGATAACTCTAATCTGCCACTATTTTTTACTTTCAACATATTTTTTTTTGAATATAAAAATATAAATTAGAAAAAATTCTTAGAAAAAGGTAATAATTTTACAATTATCTCTAACACTTCTGGACTTTTTAAAGACAATAATAATCATAAAATCAAGGCAATTCAGCCAGTAAACCGACTTTTTTTAATCTTATTTTTTAGATTATCTAGGTTTTTAGTATCAGATTTTATGTGGCTATTTAAGTCTTTCCTTATTGCCTTTTCTGTTTTACCGAGATTTTCCTTTAAATTATCAATATTATTTTCTACTCACCTTATAGCCGTTTTTTGCAATTCTAAGAATAAGAGAATATCTGTTTTTCTTTCCATCTATTTTTTATAAACAAATAGGTTTTTATTAATTTCACAAAGTTTTTTCATATTTTTGACAGATTCTAAAGCGTTATCATATCCAAGAAGTCGGTCTAAGAAAACAGCATTTCCGAAATAACTTTGTCAAAATCCCTCCTCTTTCGGTCTAATCCCTTTAACCGTTTGCCAAATATGCTTTGTTCCGTCTACGGCAGTTAGAAATTCAATAAACATTGTATCATTATAAATTCATTTTTTCGCATTATTCAGAATATACAGATCACTACCCCTGCACACTTTTGAGAAAATATTTTTATCTAATTTTAAGCCACTTTCTTTAACTAAATCAAAATCACTTTTTCGGTGGCATTCGTTCGCTGTTTTATTGTACAGAATTTTTGCGACCTCTTCGGTTACAGTTCTAAATTTGAAATTCATATCTTTTATCCAGAATCAAACTGTATCTAGTGTTGATAATATTTCTCCTGATTCCGTTCTGTCTTCTATCCTTTGCACTACCGCTATTTCTTCTTTAGTCCAGTTCATATGTTTTTTTTATTCCCATATTATTTAACTAACAAAAATCTTATAAATATTAAACAGACTTACATCTAGTTTATTTTCATCGTTTAGCTTTTTTAATTCTGTCTTTACTAGTGATGTTTGAGATTCTGATAGTTCAAATTCTTTTTCTTCTGTTTGGGCGTTTATGTGCCATTGAACTCTGCCATCTCCTACCTCTATAATTTTATGTTCTTTTTTTTTCTTCTACTGTAATTTCTACAAGGTCTGTAATTTCTTTCGCAATCATTAGAGTGTTAAAATTAGTGTCTTTAGCTGGTAAAACTCTCATTAGAGAATACCTATCGGCAATTTTTAACTTGATTTTCATAATATGTTGGGCTGAAAAAATAAAAATTGTTGGGTTTTGATTAGGGAGTCCCAACAACTCCCTAGGTTATATTACTATAATCTATCTTTCTAAGACCATTTTACTAAACATTCCTACAAAAGTCAAAA